TGGCGCAAGTTTTTATGAAACATCTACTTTTAACGCTGTTATAGTTCTTACAAACTTACCTATTTCAGTTTCTCTACGATTGCGAATATTACGTATACAATTAGCATACATCTTGTTATTATTATTAGTTTCCATTACATAATAATCATAAGAGATCTCATCATTTTCATATCTTACTTGAAGTTTATGCATTAATAAATCATACCATTCTTTATGTACTTGTTCAATAGCTAAATCATATTGCATATCTATATGCTTCATTCTCATTTCTAGCTCTTCGTTACTGATGTTCATGGCACTCACCTCTCTCATCTCTTATAAATATTATAGTATATGTATTAATAAATAGCAATACATATACATATATATTTATATACATTAACTTATTGATTTATATACAAATCTATAATCTTAGTCATACCTAATATATACATACATATTATTTCTTTATTAATCAATATGATATATTTCATCGTATTCCATAAAAATAATATCTTTATTAGTATGAGTTATTAATAAAGGATAAGTTGATATCTTTAATTAGTGCAATTGGTGCAATTCATTTATTGTGGTGCAATTGGGGCCATAATAGGGTCATAATGGGGCCAGACATGGCGCTATTGTCATAGCTTGTCACAGTAATTGGTCACGCATTGAATGATGCATGATTAGGATTAGGAAAGAATAACATATAATATTTAATATCAATAGTTTGTTACGTGCATATTATTTAGAATATTGAAATCAATTACTAAAAGATTAATGCACAAAGCTATAAATTAATAGTTTATTATATTTTATAAAAGACAAATTGAAAATTCAAAGTTGAAATTATCTAAAAGAAATTCGAATTGAAAAATTAAAATGGAAAGATAAAGGGCATGAGTTTATTTCATTGGAATTAGGGCAACTCTCGCCATCTATACAGGTTTAAATATAGAGATTGTGTACGATTAAGCAACAGATTGTTCATTAGTTAGCTATTGTTTCCATTAAATATCTGCGCCTTTTATGTTGTCATTTATATTGTCGTAAATGAAATCATAAAACTTAAATCTTAAACTAGTTGATTTTAAATCAAGGACATGCACACAATTAAAAACCAAGAGACATGACATGCTCCGAGCTAGCTGGATTTGAAATAAAAATAACCTAGGGAGGTGGGTAGATACTATAGTAGGGAGAGGGTGGGACAAAATAGTAATAAATAACAAGTAAAGGCAAAGGGGACCCTGAATGAACTTTTCGGCATTTAGATAGGGGTATCATATAATCAATAGGTTATCGTATTCGCAATTCATGTATTACGAACTATCCCGACGTATTGCGCAAAACTGCATTAGCGTTTAATTGAGAATCATTAATCTATTCAAGTAATTAAACAATACTAAACCATAAAACAATAGTTACAATTAAATAGCTTATTCTCAATAACCACTATATTCGATAATAACAGAGTTTCTTATCACCACAGGCCCATAAATCCCCAGGAAGGACTATTAAGTCTAATAAGCTAGGGATATACTACTCTACTACACTAAATCCTACTATAAGTACACTACAGTGGCCGTATAACCCTAACCTGGCCACAATACTACCTATCCCTACCTCCCGCTACGCGGAAGGGTATAACGCACTCTATGAGGGGATATATATTTAAGCTCTATAAATTTTTAGCTCGCCTTCACGTCCTACAGTCAGCTTTCGGACAAGGCTCGCTATACGTAAATAGTTAAATAGGTGGTAGGTTAGGAAGGATACTTCTGGGTTATTTTATCCTTCTATAGAAGTACATAGCTCGCATAAGTCCGAAATATGTATACAAGTACTTGACAAATGTCAACAATAGTGCTATACTTATACATGTTATTGAATCTATATGTCAAATAAATCTATTCTATTTAAGCTAATAATCTTATATTAATTAGATACTTATTTAAACTAATATTAAATATATCTAATCCATATGTAAATTCTTTTATTATTCCTCTTGACAAATATACATCTATATGCTATAATATACACTGACGAATGATTTGGGTAGAGTTCCTCAACGTCATAAAACAATAATCGGAAACACCCACTTAGAAGTAAGTATCTCCATGACCCAGAGAAGACTACTGTAACTGTACGGTAGCTATAAAAAGCTAATAGGATAAGGTGCATAAAAGATACCCCGAGCCGAAGACTGCCGGCTAATAATAGCGGAGCTAATAATTACTTACCTAAGTATAAATAATTACAGAGTTAGAAGTCCGGCATAAGCCTCCCTTCTAAGACACAAAGCTCATAAGTTAATATGTATATATACTTATAAGTTAATAGTTTATTATATATGCACCCCTATGGGTCATAGATAGTCTATGGAAGAAACAAAAGTAATGAGTATTTAGATATACTCTAAAAATTAAAATTGAACAAAAAATCATACTCATCACGCTTCTTAACAATGCGGACCAGGATGAGTTATTTGGGAGTAGTAGCTCAACGGGAGAGCAAGGTAAAATAAAATAGCCAGAGGTTGCAGGTTCAAGTCCTGTCTACTCCCTCTCATATTCTAATAAGATTCACTAAAGTGAACGAAGAACGGAACTGTTAGCTACAGTTCTATTACTATTGTACCTTAACCGGTTAGAAAGGAGCATCATTATGGATGTTAAAAAACTAATTGCTATCGCTGTCGTATTAGCAGTCATAGCAGCTGTCGTATTATTGTAATACAGACTATCTAAGGGCCGGTGACTAATAGCCCCAGCAATGGGCTTGTAAGGCTACCGAAAGATAGAAACTTACTGGAACTGGCTCTTACCAATCTAAACCGGAGTACATTATGAAAATTGAATTATACGCCTTAGCATTTTGTTTAACTATTGTTATCATCGCTGCTATTATGCTACCATAGGAGCTGATTATGCCATTCCCATTAATTGGAGTTATAGAAGTACTAGGTAGAGCCATAACTGGTTTCTTTGGATCTAAACAGGCATCCGTAGATGCCATTAAAAGCTCCATAGCTGTCATTGGCCAGGTAGATGCCTCCCAAGGGCAACGGGAGCAGGCTATCGCTACAATCATTGCTGCTGAGGCTGGTAGTGAGTCTGTATTAGCTAGGTCCTGGAGACCATTAGCTATGATAGTATTTTTAGTAATGCTAGTATCCTTTTGGTTTGGGTATTGTCCTCCAAATATTAGTGGACCTATGCCTCCAATCTTAGCTGAGATCTTTAGTTTATTAAAGATGGGCCTTGGTGGTTATATGGGAGCTAGGACTTTTGAAAAGATAGTTGATAAAGTTAATATAGCTGGGATATTAAAACGATATGTAGATAAGAATTTATAATTATGGATATACAGGCTTTGTGGACAGCATTAATTGGAGGAGTAGTTACTTTGACAACTTTATTCGGCTGGTCACATACAAAAATAAAAGCAGATTTAGAACGCTTAGAGAATGAAATGAGAAATAAACCAACATATGCAGATCTTCGCGCAATCTTAGAAGATAAACTAGCAATTAAAGAAGTAGAATACAAATCATTAACATTACAAATTAATGAACTTAAATTAGCCAATAAAGAATTAAGTCAAAAGATTGAGAAACTCTTAGACTTAGCAATGAAAGGTTTTAATTAAAAATGCCAAAAGCTAAACAGATAATCGATGAGATTACTGGAGAAGTATTACAGACAATTAAATGTACTAAATATGAACCTTACATGTGTCAGAAGATTATAGAAGTCGCTGAGCAGGGAGGTCATGTTGCTTCTATGTGTATGGCTATTGGTGTTAGATCTAAAGATACTTTTTATCGTTGGTTAAAAGAATACCCAGAATTTAATGATGCCTATGAAGCATCTAAGCTTGTATCTCAAGCTTTCTATGAAAATCTACTACTTGCTGGTGCAGTAGGTAAGATAAAGAACTATAACTTTAATTCATTAGCTATGGTAATGAATAATAAGTTCCCAGATGAGTATAAAAGATCAGCTACTGGCTCTTCTGGTACAGAAATTAATATAGGTTCAATAAATAGTATTGAACAACTAGACTCAGCTAGTCTAGACAAAAAAATCGAGAGTCTACAAAAGAAGTTGAATATGATCCCTTCCCCTTCTTTTGTAAATTCTTCTTCAGATATTTCATTAGAACAGGATGAAATGGATGAGTGAGAAACTAAAGCAAGAATTAGCAGAGTTATTAATACTTAAAGAACAACGTATTAAGTATAATAAACTTGAAACTTTATTTCCAGATGAAGGGCCTTATCGTAGAGAACTATATCCAAAACATATAGAATTTATGAATCAAGGAGCAACTCATAGACAAAGAGCTATTATTGCTGCAAACAGAACTGGTAAAACCCTAATGGGTGCCTATGAAATGGCTTGCCACTTAACTGGATTATACCCAAAGTGGTGGAAAGGTAGAGTATTTGACGAACCAGTTAATGCTTGGTGTGCAAGTATACGAAATTCTGATACAAAAGATATTATACAAAAAGAATTATATGGTGACGTGATTGATCCCGGAACTGGGATGATACCAAGACACCTCATCATTGGGAGACCTACCCGTAAAGCGGGTGTAGCTGATGCTATAGAAACAATAAGAGTCAGACATGTATCTGGCGGCATGAGTGTTCTTGGATTTAAATCTTATGAACAGGGACGAGATGGTTTCCAGGGAACTAAAAAACAAGTAATCTGGTTAGATGAAGAACCAAAAGATTACTCAATATTTACCGAGTGTTTAACTCGTACTATGGATGATAAGAATCCAGGGATTATTTATTGTACTTTTACTCCATTATTTGGATTATCTGATACAGTATTATCATTTATGCCAGATGGTAAGTTACCAATAAATGGCATAGATCCTAAAAATCCTCATAAATTTATTACACAAGTCTCTTGGGAAGAGGTTCCGCATCTAAATGATGAACAAAAAAGAGAAATATTAGCAAGTTATTCCCCACATGAGCGTGAAGCACGCAGTAAAGGGATACCAAACTTAGGTTCTGGTGCTATTTATCCATATTTAGAAGATCAAGTAGTAGTAAGACCATTTAAAATACCAGAATGGTGGCCTAGAGTTTATGGTCTAGACGTAGGTTGGAACAGAACTGCCGCTGTTTGGGGCGCATTAGATCGAGAATCAGGAACTATTTATCTTTATTCTGAGCATTATGTAGGTCAAGCAGCTCCTGCAATACACGCTTCTTCGATTAAATCAAGAGGAGCATGGATCCCAGGAGTAGTTGATCCCGCCTCAATGGGAGCATCTCAAGTAGATGGTACAAAATTAATAGATTTATATGAACAAGAAGGCTTAAGATTAGAAAAAGCTGATAATGCAGTAGAAGCAGGGATTTATAGAGTTGGTCAACTCTTTGAATCTGGACAATTAAAGATATTTGACACATGTACAAATCTAATTGCTGAATTTAGAGTCTATAGACGAGATGAATCAGGTAGAATTGTTAAAAAGAATGACCACTTAATGGATGCTATGAGATATTTATGCTTATCGGGATTAGATAAGATGGAAACTCTTCCAGATCCAGATCAGGATGAGTATTTTAAAGATAATACGAGCAATCGTAACAGTTTAACAGGATATTAAGAATGAGTTTACCTATAGATGAATTAAAAAAGAGTAAAAACATTGCTGAATTATTAGATGCAGAAGAATTACAAGAAATTGGTACAAAAGTACTTGATACTTTTAAACTTGATGATGATTCAAGAACCGAATGGAAAGATTTAATAGATAAAGCAATGTCTATTGCAAAACAAACACTAGAAGCTAAGAATTATCCTTTTCCTAATTCGGCTAATATTAAATATCCATTAATTACTAGAGCTGCAATTGATTTTGCTGCTAGAACTTATCCAGAAATGATACAAAATACAAGAGTAGTAAAAGCTACTGTTATTGGTAAAGATACTGACAATAAAAAAGCAGATAGAGCCAGTAGAGTAAGCCAACATATGTCTTTTCAACTATTAAAAGAAATGGATAATTGGGAAGGCAACTTAGATAGTTTATTACATATATTACCTATTATGGGAACTGTATTTAAAAAGACATATTATAATCCTTTACTTAAAAAACCAGTAAGTGAATTATGTCTTCCTCATAAAATAGTAGTTAATTATAGTATAACATCTTTAGAGCAAGCAAGACGTATTTCTCATATACTTTCATTTCATAAAAATGATATTATAGAAAGAATTAGATCAGGTTTATTTTGTGATATTGATTTAGATTGTTTAATTGAAAATGAAGATAATCAACAAGATGAAGATTCATTGGTAGAATTAATAGAACAACATTGCTATTTAGATCTAGATGATGATGGCTATCAAGAACCTTATATTGTAACTGTTCATAAAGCTACAGGAAAAGTATTACGTATAGTTTCTAGATTTAAAACTATAAATAAAAATAGTGATAATGAAATAATTAGTATAACCCCAGAGAATTATTTTATTGATTTTCATTTTATTAGATCCCCTGATGGTGGATTTTATAGTGTAGGCTTAGGTACATTATTATACCCACTGAATGAAGCTATTAATACCTTAATTAATCAATTAATTGATGCTGGTACCTTAAATAATACACAAGGTGGTTTCTTAGGTAAAGGTTTAAGATTAAAGAATGGTGATTTAAACTTAAGACTTGGTGAATGGAAAGTTTTAGATGCTAGTTCTGGTACTAATTTAACTCAGAACATTGTTCCATTACCTACAAAAGAACCATCACAGACTTTATTCCAATTATTAGGTTTCTTAACCGAAGCTGGTA